TGGAGGTGACTTTAATTTTATACCATGTGAGTTTACTCTACAGTTAAGTTGTAAATATCCATCATTAGATCCACCATCACCTTTAACTGTTAGTCCAGCAGTTGAGTCTGATATAAGATCAAGTTTATCTTTTGTTACTTCACCAGCTCCTATGCCTGTTGTTCCTATAGCTCTGCCAAGAAAGACACAATACATGGTGTCTGAAGCAGAAGTAGCAGAACTTAGTGTTAGTGCTGTGCCTGATACTGTATAGCTAGAGTTAGGGTTTTGTCTAACATTGTTGATAAACAAAGCTATATCTTGAGGATCAGATACACTATGACTAAGAGTATAAGATGTTGTAGCAGATACACTAAATTGTTGTTTTTCTAATTTAAGTGTTTTATCTGCTGGTGTATTGCCTACATATGCCATGTTATCTCCTATGTACTAATGCTATCTACGAAACTCACTAAGCAATCTACAGCACTTGCTGTATCTGCGTATGCTTTCACTACATCACCATTTTGAATTACAATCTTAGAACCTGAGTCGATTAACTCTAGTGAGCCTCCGACTGGTACTGGTGCATCTTTAATTACATTGAAGGTTGTTCCACCTGATGTAATTACAACTGATACACTAACTGCTGATGTGTGTTTGTTTACTAATCTAATTGAAATCAATGCGTCATCAGAGTTTGAAGTGACCAATGTTGTTGGTGATCCTGATGAGTTTGAAATCGAACTAGCGTATGATCTTTCAAAATCTTGAGCCATTGTTTTCCTTTCCTATAAAGCTATTGCCATCGCTACTGCAAATCCAGCACCAGCTTTGGAATCTATTTGTGTTTGTATTGATGAGGTTACTCCATCGAGAAACCCATATTCTGTATCGGAGACATTTGTGTTAGCACCAATTTTTGTTGCCGCTATTCTATTTACATCTAGTGTTATATTACCAGCAGATGTAACTGGTGATCCTGATATAGAAAATTCTGAACCTGATTGAGTTATACCAATGCTTGTAACTGTTCCTGTGTTAGAAGGTGTAACTTGCGTATAGGTTATATTTGTAGAACCTAGTGAGCCATCACTATCAGTTGTACAAAGGAATATCTTGTTGTCATTAGCAGTACCTTGATTGACTACGACCATACCACCACTTAACTCAGCGATACTATCATGTTCAGGATCTCTTGAAGCCGCACCACTTGAAACTGCTAAGTATAAACCATTCTCAGTAGCAGTAGATTGATCTTTGACTAATACTCTATCACCAGCAACAAGAGTAACGCCATCAATAGTGTCACCAGCTTCTAATCCATTTGTAAGATTTACATTAGCTGTGGTTGCTACTTCAGCAATAGTTCTTGTTCTAAGACCAGCAACTGCTTGATCGACATAACTTTTATTAGCGGCATCTGAATTGCCTGAAGGATCTGATAATCCTGTAATACT